GAGGACGTCCCTCCTCCTCCGGCGCCCGCCACCAAGCCCCTGCCCGAGGACGAGATGGTGATCCTACGCTTCCACTCCGCCGTGCCGCCGTACCGGGCCGGCGACATCGCGACCTTCAGCGTGCCCGTCGCGGCGCTGATCCTCGACCGCACCGATTCCGACGGCCGCCCCGCCGCCGAGGAGATCTCCGCGGCCGACATCCCCGCCCCCGCTCCGCCCCCGCCGGAACACCAGGTGGTGCGCAGCAAGGACGGCGGCGTGTCCGCGGCGCCACGCACGGATCTCGTGAAGGTGCTCTTCACGAAGTCTGGCAGCGGCTACCGGGCCGGCGAGCTCGCCGGCTTCGCGAAGCCGGTCGCCGAGCTGATCGTCAAGGAGGGGTACGGCGTGTTCCCGACCGACAAGGACGTCACGGCGGCCCTCGCGGCCGCCCAGGCCGAGCGCGGGGGCGATCCGGATCCCGCGAGCGTCTCGCCCGACGTCGAGGTCGCAGGGCTCGACGACCGTGCCCCCGACTGGCGCGAGAAGGCGATGAAGCAGCCGCCCGCCGACAAGATGTCGAAGGGCGGTTCCTCCAAGGGGCGGGGGTGAGCCCTTGGCGATCTCGGTCACGACGCCCGCGACGACCCGGCGCCTCACGCGCGTCGAGCACGTCCTGGCCGAGATCGCCATTCCCCCGACCGACCACGAGCTGATCGCCTCGCTGATCGACCAGGCCTCGGCCGCGATCGAGCGGCACTGCCAGCGCACCTTCGGGCGGGAGGTGGTCCTCGAGACCGCCCGCGCGTACGGCGACAACCACCTGCAGCTGAGCCGCACTCCCATCGTCGCTGTCGCCTCTGTGCTCTTCGACGGGACGGACGTGATCCTCGACTACCTGGTCGAAGATCGCGATGCCGGCCTGCTCTACCGGCGGGCGGGGTGGCTCTCCACCGCCTCGTTCCACCCTGGACTGACCGGGCGCCAGCGGTGGCCCGGCTGGGGGCACCCCCTTCCGGACTCCGAAGAGGCCCGCTTCTCGGCCACCTACACGGGCGGCTACATCCTGCCGTCACAGAGCCTCGACGGGGTGATCAGCGTGTCGGCGGTGGCTTCCGACTCCAGCTTCAACGCCGTGGCTGCGGCGCCGTTTCCGCGCCTCGTCCAGGCGGGCGACGTGATCGAGACGCGTGGGTTCACCCACGCCGAGAACAACGGGAGGTTCATCGTCACCGGAACCCCCACCGCGGCCAAGATCCAGGTATCGGGCACCCTCGTGGACGAGGCCGCCGGTGCGAGCGTGTACGTGGCGTTCGGGCCGCCCGCGGGCTGCAAGGGGCTGGAGGACGTCGAGAAGGCCACGATCGAGACGGTCAAGGTCTGGTACAAGCGCCGGGCAGACGCCGAGACGATCCAGGAGCGAATCGGCGACCTCGAGGTGCGGCGCGACCCTCGCGCCACGTCCGCGGCCCTGCCGGCGCTCGCGGCCGCGCTCCTCGCGCCGTGGGTCCGCAGGGTGGCCGCATGAGCCTGGCCGACCTGCTCGAGCGGTATATGGGCGACGTCGTGACGGTCGAGCCCTTCCTCGCGACCCCCGCGAGCGATGGGTCGACCCGCTGGGACACAACGGCCGCCCGCACCTTCCGGGGCCGGGTCGAGCAGCTCGCCCGGATGGTCCGCGACAAGGAGGGCCGGGAGGTCGTCAGCCAGACCAGGATCTACCTGGCGCCGAGGACCACGGACGGCGAGGCGTACGCCCCGACCCCGAACGACCGCTTCACGCTCCCCGCCGGCTACTACCCTCAGCAGCCACCGTGTCTCTCCCTGCGGCGAGAGAACGACGAGAACGGCCTGCACCACTGGGTGGTTGACCTGTGAGGCAGGAGGGCCAGTGGTCGAAGATGCCCTGAAATCCGTCCTCGCGAACAGCCCCGCCGTCGCGGCGCTCGTTGGGGCGCGGATCTGGCCCGACCGGCTGCCGCAGACGGCACAGCTGCCGGCGATCGTGTACCAACGCATCTCGACGCCTGAGCCAGCGGTCACGCTCGCCTCGGCGGCGACCAGCCCGGGGCGCTGCCGGGTCCAGCTCAGCCTGTGGGCACTCACCTTCGGCGAGACCCGGCAGATGATCGACGCCGTCCGGGCCGTGCTCCACGGCTGGTCCGGAGCCGCCGGCGCCGATGTACTGCAGCTGGTCCGCCTCGCCACCTGGCAGGACGACTACGAGCCGGGCCCGCCGGAGCAGTTCCGCGTGATCGCCGACTTCATGGTCACGTCGAACGAAGGAGTGGCCGCCTGATGCGCGTGGAGGTCCTCTTCCCGTTCTCCGTCGACGATGGCCCGGCCCACCAGGTCGGCCAGGTGCTCGAGGTNNAGGTCGGCCTCGCCACCCGCCTGGCGCGCCTATCAGTACGTCGTCGCTCTCGACGAGCCGAAGCCGAGTCCGGCCGTGCCGCACGTCGAGCACCCCGCGCCCGCGAAGCCCGCGCGGCTTCGGGCGCTTTTCGGTGGCCGCTGATGCTCACGGGCCAGTGGGAGGGCATGGCTGAGGCCATGAAGGTGCTCGACTCGATCGTCTCCGACGTCTGCCGTGACGACGTCGTCGCGGCCGCGCTTCTCGAGGGTGTCGGCCGACCGATGGCCGCGGAGATGCGCGCGCGGGCGCCGAGAAGGCCGCCGGCGCCGGATATGGCCGACAGCATCACCGCCGTTCGCGCGAGCGAGGCCAGGAGCGAGCCGGGGACCGTGACCATCATCGTGGGACCACGCAAGAGCCACCCGCACGGCTACGTGGCCAAGTTCGTCGAACTCGGGACGTCGTTGCTAGCGGCGCGACCGTTCATGCGGCCCACCGCCGACGAGTGGGAGGGGAGCATTCCCGAGCGGTTCGTCAGGGCCATTCGGCCAGCGTACGAACGCGCTGTCGCGCGGTTCGCAAGAAGGGCGGCGCGGGCCTGACCGCGCGGAAGGAGCATTCGATGAAGACGAAGATGAAGCGTTTCACGCTGGGCCTGGTGGTCCTGAGCGCCCTGGTGGCGCTCGTCGCGATCCAGGGCGACGTCTCGGGCGCGAGCCTGACGTCCCGCGCGCAGATCCAGATCAGCGGCAACCTGACGAACGTGGCCGGCCTGCAGACGGCGACCGCGCCGCTGAGCGTCACGAAGACGCTCGACCTGGCCAACGGCGTTGCCGTCAACCAGGCCAACGTGCTCTTCTCGAACACCTACTCGATCACGACCGGCGCCACCCAGTCGCTCGACCTCGCGGGCGGCGGGCTCACCGACGCGTTCGGCGTGGCCCTCGCGCCCGCCCGGATCAAGTGCGTGGTGATCGCGGCGTCGTCGAGCAACACGACCAACCTCACGATCCTCGGCTCCGCGAACGCCGTGCCCATCTTGAACACCGCGGCCACCACCATGACCCTTACGCCGGGAGGCGTTTTCCTGGCTTGCAACCCGAGCGCCACGGCCTGGGCCGTGACCGCGGGCACGGGCGACATCGTGCAGATCGTGAACGCCGCGGGCGCCACCGCAAACGCCGACGTCGTGCTCATCGGGGCTTCCTCGTAGTCGGGGCCGCCCTCCGCAGCTGCTGAACCAGGACAGGAGGCCAACGAAATGGCAACCGGCGACATCGGATACAAGGACACGATCGAGTTCGGGGACGGCGGCAGCCCCGAGGTCTTCACGTCCGTCTTCCAGGTGGTGAAGATCATTCCGGCCGAGGCGACCGTGAAGCAGGTGGACATGACCCACCTCGAGAGCCCGGGACGGGCGAACGAGAGCATGGCCGGCTTCAGCGAGTTCGGTGAGATCCAGGGCACCGCGATCTACGACCCGACGAACTCGACGCACGGCCAGCTCTTCACGGACCGCGCGAACGGGACCTCCCGCAACTGGCGGATCCGCCTCAAGGACTCGGTCAGCGGAGCGGTGCAGCAGACGCACCTCTCCTACGGCTACGTCTCGAAGGTGGGCCTGAGCGAGCTCTCGCCCGAGAACCGGCGCGAGATCAACTTCTCGATCAAGGTCGCCGCCGCGCCGACGATCAGCTAGGGGGCGCAGTGGCAAACGAGCAACGGGGAGAGACGCCGTTCCGCGCGTTCGGCCGCGACTACTACCTCGTCTACGGGACTCGGGAGCTGGCGAACATCCGCACGGCTCTCGGGTTCCGTCGCCCCGACCCGATGGCGGCGGCGACCGTCGAGGACGTCGAGACCGAGATCGAGGTCGAGGTCCCGGGCGAGCCCGGGAAGTGGGAGAAGCGTCGCCAGCGCAAGGCCATCACCGTGGGGTTCGCGCTGCGCAACCAGCGCGTGCTCGAGGCGTTCGAGGCCGTGTTCATGAACCCGGGGCCGGACGACCTGCTCGTGATGGTGCGCGAGGGCCTGCGCCGGTGGGAGAAGCAGACCGGCCACGAG